GTTCAAAATACAGGTTTCCCAGATCAAATTTATCGTAAATCAGATAAAGCATGGATACCAAAAGATTCTGGTAATAGCGATTATCAACAGTTCCTTCAAGATGTAAAGGATAATGGTCTTGATATTGTAGAAGGCCCTGATATTGTTACTCCTGATTATAAGGCAGAACGTGAAAATGAGTATCCACCTATTGGAGAACAATTAGATCAGTTGTATTGGGATCTTAAAAATGGAAGATTGGATACTGGTGATTGGATTCAAAACATCACCAAGATCAAATTGAAACATTCTAAGAGTAATACTGGTACAAAAACTATTGGTGAACTCCCACAATGGGTAATAACCGAAGGGACTGGCAATTTCCCATAACTTATGTTATAATTTATAGGATAAATAAATCAGATTTAATTCACACATTGCAATGACTGAACAACAAACACATTTACAATCTGCTATTCAACAGCAAAACACTCTTCTGAATGAAATCCAAAAACTTCAAACGGAAATAGATAATAAGCGTCAACTAGCAGTAAAAGCACAAGGTATTATCGAGTATCTTGATCAAATCGGAGTAAAACTACCAGAGGCAGATGCTGAAGGCGAAGCAACTACTGAAGAAGCACCAGCAGATGCTGCAGATGCCCAAGTAGTGGCTGAATAAATAGTTGAAACGAAGGAATATAGAGGTAAGATAAATGCCTTATGTTGGTAGAGATCTACAAAGGGGGAATTATCTAAAGTTAGATGACATTTCATCTTCCTTTGATGGATCAACAACCACATTTAATTTGCAATCAGGTGGATCCGCATTTTATCCTGGATCTGCCTTTTCAATTTTTGTTTCTGTTGGTGGTGTAATACAGGAACCAGAGTCTGCATATACAATTAATAAAAATACAATAACTTTTGCTAATGCACCACACAATGTAGATGAATGTTTTATTACAGCATTAGGAGTAGCATTAGGGATTGGTGTACCTGGTCATGGTACAGTTAATGGATCTCAGTTAGCAAAACCATTTAACTATGATGGTGGATTATTATATCTAGATTCTACTAATGATAGAGTTGGTGTGGGAATAACTGCACCATCATATACTTTAGATGTTAATGGAACAGCAAATTTTTCAGGTAATGTAACCGTAGGTGGTACATTAACATATCAGGATGTCGCAAGTATTGATGCTGTTGGTATTGCAACTTTCCAAGATGATGTTAATTTCAATGGTACTGGTGCTGGTATATCTTCTTCTTATTGGGATAAGTCTGCTAATGAGTTTAAGTTTAAGGATAACGTAAAATTAAGTTTTGGTGATGATAGAGATCTTCAACTATCACATAATAATAGTGATTCGGTTATAAGTCATATTTCTGGAGCAACAGGAAATTTAAAAATATTATCAGGTGGTGCTCAAAGTATTGAATGTATAAAGGCTGGTGCAGTAAACATAGCACATAATGGTACTACAAGATTAGCAACTACTGGAACTGGTGTTAATATAACGGATAATTTAAATGTTTCTGGTATAGCAACCATAACGGGATATGCTGATATAAGAACGGGAAGTAGTATCAATACAAATGCAACTGGAGGTTCTTCATCAGGAACTCTTCATAAGAATACTACCTCTGGAGAGTTTGCAGTTGTATCGGGTGGAACAGGAGGAAATAATTATTTAAGTTTTTATACATCTGCAAGTGCAGCACCGACAGAAAAGTTTCGTATTGAAGCTGATGGGCATACTCAGATAGGATTGATTGGATTATCAGGTGGAAATGATCATGGATTAACTATTACTGAACCTGGTGGAACTACAAATGTTTTAGAACTTGCCACAGCTAATGCTACTGGAAGAATAAATTTGAGTAGAAATCTAAGTAGCACTCTAAATACAACTTCTTATATTTCATGGACTGAACCAGGTGCTCAAGGAACAGGTGAAATTAGATTTGGTACAAGTCCTTCAAGTAATTCTCCAGTAGATAGACTTTTCATTACATCAACTGGATTAGTTACTCAAAAAGGAACATGGACTAATACCTATATTGGTACTGCTACAACTCAATGTGGTTATCAAGCACAAAACCTCTCTGATACAACTAATACCTATGCAGCATTAAGATTAACTGCTGGAAGTAGTAGTCCAGCAACTGCTCAACTTTCTTCTATTAGAACAGGAGCAGGTGCAAATGATTTTGCAATTCAATTAGAAGCAAGTAATACTGCATTTGAAGCACTTCGCATCAAATCTAATGGTAAGATGGGATTGGGAACTAATAATCCTGATTGTCTTCTTCATGTAATGGGAACAGAAATTAGTGGTTATTCAACTCATGCAAATACAAAGCTTTGTGTTGAACATAATGGTAATACAGCCATTGAGATTGTTTCTCATGAAAATTACTTAGGTGGTATTTATTTCAGTGATAGTGGTACTGATGGAGTAGGTAAAATTGAATATTATCATGGTACTGGTGGTGATAATATGCGATTCACTACTGATGGTGATCAACAACTTTGTATCCATCAAGATGGTCATATAGTAACTCAAAGTTTGACAGCTCCATCATTTAATAATGACTCATCAGGTGCAAGGATATTAGAAGTAACAGGTGAGGGATCGGTAGGTCAGTATGGATCTATTAATATAAGTGGTAATCACAATACAGATGGTGCTGCTATTGGAGCACTAAGATTTATTAATAGAGAAAATAGTAATTCTTCAAGTGGTGCTAATGCTAATTCTAAATCCATAGCAGACATAAAAGCACTTGTAGTTACAAGTGATAGTAATGCTGGTGATGATTGTGGTGGTAATCTTGTATTTGCAACAAAGACAGAAGCTAGTACAAATAATAGTGAAAGAGTTCGCATTGATTCAATTGGCCGAGTTTTAATCGGAAGCACTGCTCTAGTAGGTGACGCAACATTACAAGTATATACATCAGATAAACTACATCCTGGCATAAAAGTTAATTCTCCAGGTGCTAATGGATATACTATGATAGCAGATGCTTATAGTGCTACTGAAAGTCAATTAAATCTTGGAGTTTCTCAATCTGGATCTGGAGTTGTTCTTTCAAGAGGTGTTAAAGTTTCTACTTCTTCTGATGATGCATATCTTTCATCACAGGCACAATATTCAACTAGACCATCTGCCTTTAAATTAGATGATGATGGAAGTTTCGTTTTTGTAAATACTTCTACTAATGCAACAACTGCTGTTGATAGTGCTGTTGCTTTAACAGAAAGATTTCGCATCTATGATTCAAATAGTAATGGAGGAGTAGCGAAATTTACAACACCTACATCTGGAGATATGCTAAATCTTCAGAATAGTAGTAGTGGTGGTCAAGGACTTATATTTGGTGTAGATACTAGTAATGGTTATACTTATTGGAAGAATAATACAACTGCTAGTTATGATGCTGCATTTATTGTTGGTGGAAATGAAAAACTTCGCATCAAATCAAATGGTAGAGTTGGTATTGGAACTGATGCTCCAGCAGATGATCCACTTACATTATATGACGCAGATAATAATGTTGGTATGTATTTTCAGTGTCCAGCTACTGGAAATGCTAATAATAATGGACTTAGAATTGGTAGAAATCAAACTCATGCATTTGTATGGAATTATGTAAACCAACCACTTGCTCTTGCCACACAAGGTCAAGAAAGACTTACTATCTTAGGTGATGGTAAAGTTGGTATAAATCAAACTGTTCCAACTTATCAATTGCATGTTAATGGATCATTTGCTGCAACAACCAAGTCATTCGTAATTGATCACCCAACAAAAGAAAATCATCAATTAAGATATGCATGTCTTGAGGGCCCTGAGAACTCAGTCTATATTAGAGGTCGATCATCGGATCCTGTAATCGAATTACCAGACTACTGGGTTGGACTTGTGCATGAGGATTCAATTACTGTGAATGTCACACCTATTGGTAACAAGAAAGTATGGGTAGAATCAATAAATAACAACAGCGTTACTATAGGTTCTGATGATTCTACAGAGTACTTCTATACCGTATTTGCGGAGAGAAAAGACGTTGAAAAACTTGAAGTAGAGGTGGAGAAGTAAAATGGGATTTAATCTTGGATCAAAGATTGTAACTGCAACTGGTGGTAGTGTTCATAGAACAGGTAATTATAGAGTACACCAATTTCCACCTCAACATGTAACAGAGGGTTTAGCACTCCATGTGGATTTTGGGGATGATAGATGTTGGGATGGATCATCTTGGGATGTGAAGGATCTAAGTCCAATGCAACAAGTTGTTGAACCAATAACTGGTACTGGATTTAATGCTAGAAGTCAGACTGAGGTTAATCATCAGTCTAATGGTCGTTCTATGGTGTTCAATAGAAGTTGGAGTGGTGGTCATAGAGTTCAATTTCAAGGCCCTTTAAAGGGGTTTAGATCAGATGGTAGACATCAATCTACATTTGAAGCATGGTGTACACCAACAACCAACCAAGCTTGGAATAGTGTAATATATCATATAGGAAGTCATAGAGGAATTGGTCTTCATAATGGTGGTGCCGTTTTTGTAGGTGGTAATGGTGGTGGTGGAGCACATCATTATTTTCACAGCAGTTCAATCTCAACTGGTTCATGGGTTCATATTGTAGGAGTATATGAGAATAATGATATTATTAATGGTGATTATGGTAGTGCAAGATTATATGTGAATGGAGTAGAGGTTAGTGGAGGATTGCAAGATGTAGGAGATAATGGATCTACATCTAATGGTGTTCTTCGTATTGGTAATTGGAGTAGTGGAAATAATAATGAAGGATTTGCTGGTCGAATTGCGATTGTTAGACTTTATAATAGAGCATTATCTGCTGATGAAGTTGCACAGAATTATAAAGCAGAGTATTTAAGATTTGCACCATACACTGAGACTTTTGCACCTAAATTTACTGGTGCTGGTGGTAGAGTAGAAGCACTTGTTGTCGCTGGTGGAGGCGGTGGTGGTAACAAATTTACTGGTGGTTCTGGTGGTACTGCTGCTGGTGGTGGTGGTGGTGCTGGTGGACTTCTTCACAGAAAAGGATTTTTGATTACTGATAATGTAACAGTATCTGTTGGTGCAGGTGGTACTGGTGGTGGTGATACTGCTAATGGTGGTAGTGGAAATAGAAATGGATTACAAGGACAAGATAGTACTTTTAGTACACTAACTGCTTGGGGTGGTGGATATGGTGGAGGAAATGGTTCTGCAGGGCAAGGTGGAAATGGAACTGTAGGTTCTGGTGGTGGTGCTGGAACTACAGATGCTGATGGAAGTGTAGGTACAACAGGACAAGGAAATCGTGGAGGAAAGGGAGCACCTCATGATAATAGTGCTGGAAGGACTTATCCTAGAGGTGGAGGCGGTGGTGCTGGATCTCGTGGAGGTGATGGTGGGTATAATGAGGATGAGACTGGTGCATATGTAAGTGGTGATTCTTGTGGTGATGGTGGACTTGGATTAGAATTTGACATTACAGGAGAGAAGAAGTTTTATGCTGGTGGAGGTGGTGCAGGATCTCATGGTAATGGAGCAGCTGGAACTGGTGGTTCTGGAATAGGTGGAGCTGGTTCACCTGGTAGTAAGAATAATCATTTTAATGGAAATGCAGTTCCAGACACTGGATCTGGTGGTGGAGGAAATGCTGGTGGAAATGTTAATGCTCAAGGTGGTGCTGGACAAGGTGGTAATGGAACTGTAATTGTTCGTTACCCTGCAGAAGATTATAATGCTGAAGTTCTTATCGTTGCTGGTGGCGGTGGCGGTGGAGGAGACCGTGGTGGCGGTGGTGGTGGTGCTGGTGGAGTTTTACATTATGATAATTATCATATTACTTCTGGAAAGAATTATATTATTCAAGTAGGTAGAGGTGGATATGGTGGAGCAGGAGATAGTGTAGGTGCAGCAGGAAAAGGAATTCAATCAAAATTTGATAATAAGATTGCCGTTGGTGGCGGTGGTGGAGGAGTAAGTGGACATCTTGCTACTTCTGGTGGATCTGGAGGTGGTGTCAGACATAATGAAGGTTCTGGAGCAGGAAGTATACCTGGAAGTGGAACATTAGGTCAAGGTAATGATGGTGGAGCAGGTGCTACTGGTAACCAAGGATCTGGTGGAGGTGGAGCAGGAAAAGCAGGTATGCCATCAGTTGCTAGTTCAAATGCAGGTGGTGATGGTGGTGATGGAAGACAAATATCAATAACTGGAACTGCTACCTACTACGGTGGTGGTGGAGGTGGAGGTGGTAATGAAAGTGGAAGAACTTCTGCTGGTGGACAAGGTGGTGGTGGTGCTGGTAAAGCTGGAGATAATCAGAATGGAACTGCAGGAACTGCAAACACTGGCGGTGGCGGTGGAGGCGGTGGTACTCTATCTGGATCTGTTGGTGGTGCTGGTGGATCTGGTATTGTTATTGTTGCATACAAAGGACCACAAAGAGGAATTGGTGGAACCATTGATACATCATCAAGAAGTGGTTACACACTTCATAAGTTCACTTCAACTGGTTACTTTAGATTCGTAGGATAAATAATCACAATGAGGTATAACTAAATGGCCACATCTGACAGAGATATAATTATAACCCCGAATAGGAGTCAATCAAATGATCCTAAGATAGAATTTAAGGGTGGTGGTACTGCTACTGGTAGTGCATCAACTATCACTATGGTTGCTCTTGCAAAAACTGCACATGAGGGTGTGGTTCAATTTAAAGCAGCTGATGGTGATACGATTGCATCATTTAGTGAATATAATAGTGGATCTCTGTTTTCAGTTACCAGTGATGATGGTAAGACAAGGTTTGAGGTTAATGATTCGGGTGTTGTAGATACAAAATTAAGTTCTGGTGCATTAGGTCTACCAGTAGGAACAACAACAGAAAGACCAGAGGTTGCTTATGCTGGTTATACTAGATGGAATAGTAGTAATAGTTCAATGGAAATATATAATGGAACTGATTGGGTTGAAATTGTAACTGATTATTTTCCTTCTGGATCAACTAGCTTCGGGTAATAACATATGTCATCATATCCATACTTATACAGAGATCCTACCAGTGGTGGCAGCAGAATGTCTGCCTCATGGAGTTGTTGGGTAAAACGTTGGGGTACTGAAGGTACTTTTTGGTTGTTTAATGGAGGAGATACAAAAGATAATACTGATCACTTGAGATGGACTAATGGTGGATTTCTAGAATATATGTCTAGACAAGGTTCAGACGGTACTACTGAACAAATTCGATGGGATTGTCAAGTAATAGATCCATCTAATTGGCATCATATTTTACTTTCAATAGATACTACACATTCAGGTAATGCAGGTGAGGAAAGAGTAAAATTATATGTAAATGGTGTTAGATTAAATAGAGCACCAAGTAGCACACTATTAAATAATTCGCAAAATGTAAATACTCCAGCTCATAATCAACAATTTCATCATCTGAATAATTCTGGTAAGACGCATTATTTTGGTGCATTGATGGATAATAGTTTACTTACATTCAGAGGAGTAAACTATTGTGATTGTTTTTATGTTGATGGAGTAGGATTATCACCAGATGTTTTTGGATATTATAAAGATGGGTATGGTATTACTAATGCAGGAAGATTTGGAAGAAATACAGATGTCAGACAAGGATATTGGGCTCCTAAAAAACCATCAGTTGTAAAGGCAGGTATAAAACAAAGAGGTGGATTTGGCCCTAATGGATTTTATCTACCATTTAATAGTAATAATAATCCTGGTGCAGATTTCCATTGCACACCTAATACTATTTTAAAACTTAAGGAAGATCTTGCTCAACCAAAGGCAGAAATTGATGGTGATCCTAAAGTAGCAGTTCGTGACGATCCATTTGGTGCATATTGTCAATTAGCATTACCTCTTGTTTATGGTGGATTAGTTGATGGTTATGGAGATTATTCTCATCTTATAAGAGGAGATGGATACCCTAAAACCGTGTCTCTCTTGGATGATGTTAAATTTACCAATGATGGAACTAATTTTGCTGCCTCATATTATGGTAGTGCAGCAAGATTTGATGCTAGTGGTGATTATCTACAAGTTAATGAGTACGAAGGTGGTTTTGATATAGGAACAAAAGACTTTACTGTAGAATGTTGGTGTTTCCATCAGGGAGGAGTAGATGATACTATTATTTCAAATACTGCTGGTTGGACATTTACTTATGGTGTATCTGGTAAATTAAGATTTTATATGGCAAATGGTAGTAATCATGTTGATGCTGTTAAAGGATTTGTTTCAAATCAGTGGGTTCATGTTGCTGTTGAAAGACATAATGGTGTACTTACTTTCTATCAGAATGGTGCAGCAGTAGGAGAACATGCTTATACACATAATATTGCTAATAGTAGTACAACTACTCAAATAGGTAAGTTCCATAGTGGAACTACACAGTATTGGGATGGTTATTTACAAGATTTGCGTGTATATATTGGTGTAGCAAAATATAAAGGTGGTTTTGATTGTGTAAGACCTTGGGTTCCACAGAACTTTGGAACACTCCAGAATGGAATATTGGCAAATGCTTGGAGAGTTAATAAAGATGCACCTGGACGCAACTGGCCACTTCTAAATGATCTGCAAGACATTACTGATGACCAAGGAAGTGGTTCTAATGATGTTGCTGCTGTTTATTATAATGGTGGACTTTCAACTCGATTGGATGGTGATACATCTGGAGCAAAAGGAACTATGGGTGTAAGTAGTGGAAAATGGTATTGGGAAGTTAGATTAGATGATAATAATAGTTCTCCTGGTGTTGGAGTTGTAGCAGCAGGAACTCAATTGAATAGTTTTACTGGAGGAGCAAAAGGAGTATCATATGAACCAAGAGATGATAGATTTCGTAAGGATGGATCTAATGTCCATGATGGAAGTAATAATCATACTAGTGATGGTATTATAATTGGAGTTGCATTGGATAAGGACAAAGGAATTGTTCGTTTCTTTACTGATGGAAATGAACAAGCAGGATCTCCTATCACTGGTGTGAATGATCTTGCAGAGGTTCATTTACCTGATTTCTGGACATGGAATGATAATATGGATAATGATTTCACAGTAAACTTTGGACAGAATCCATCCTTCTGTGGACAGGAAACAGCAGGAACTTATAGAGATGAGAGTGGTGAAGGTTTATTCATGTATGAACCACCAGCTGGACATATCGCAATGTGTCATAAGAACATGCCAGCACCAGCAATTCCAAATCCCACAGATCATTTCCAACCAGTATTATATGAAGGAGATAATAGTGATGGAAGAAAGATAAACTTACGTTTTAGACCAGATATGATTTGGTTTAAGGCAAGAAGTACAACAGTATCTCATGTTTTGTGTGATGTGAATAGAGGAGTAAAATCTCATTTGAATACTGATAATCAAAATGCAGAGAGTGGTACTAGTGGAACTCCATATCTAAGATCATTTGATGATGATGGATTTACTCTAGCAGATGGTTCAAATAGTGGTGGTAATACGGATAATAGACATTATGTTGCTTATTGTTTCAGAGCAGGTGGAAATAGTAAGGACTTTAATATAGATGGTGTAGGATATGATTCATTAGAAGAGATGCCAATTACATTGGATTATACTACTAATGGTATAACTGTTCAGAAACTGAGTGTGAACACCAAAGCAGGTTTCTCTATGATTAAGTATCAAGGTGGACCAAATGGTGCGAGTGATAAGATTCCTCATGGATTAGGAAAACAATGCGACTTTGTTATGCAAAAGAGATTATCATCTGGACATTGGATTACTAAGCATCATTGGAATGATAGCAATGAAGGTTTCTTATCTGATGGTGATGGTGCTGAGTTTAACTTTGCTACTGGTACATCTCAAGGTGGAATCGCTAATCTTACTAATAGTATTCATCACATTGAACCATTAGCAGGAACTTCAAATGCCAATAATGTGAATCCTAATAATAATGTTTGTGTGGCATATATGTGGGCTGAAATCGAAGGGTATTCTAAGTTTGGACAATATTATGGTAATGGCGATGTAGATGGAACATTCGTTTATACAGGATTTAAACCAGCTTTTGTTATGGTGAAGAATGTTAACGCTAGTAGAAAATGGAGAATATATGATACTGCAAGAGAACCACAAAGCGAGGTAAGTTCAATTCTATACTTGGATACTAATGATCCTGAAACTGGAACATCACATCCTATGAAAATGTTTGCTAATGGTTTTAAACCTCATGGAACTTTTCAGGAAGTTAATGGGGCAAATGAAAGAATGCTCTATGTAGCATTTGCAGAGTCTCCTTACCAATATACAAATGGTGCTTTATGATACTACTGGTTCTCTGAGTGCTTCCATTTTAATGAATTGTTCGTTCATGTTATAATATAACTTATAATTTTCTGTCGTAAGATAATATCCTTTTATTTCGTTGCCATCACAGTGCCAACCATAAGCATTAAGACGTTCATCAACACCATCTATTCTTAATTTCTTGCTACCATCTAGGTAGTTGTGGTATCGTTCGTCTAAATTGATCATAGTTCTCCTCGTTTGTGTTGACATTCTAACATATATCATATAAAATATCTATAAACTTTATGTCCTCTTAAGATTTGGTTCAAAAATCTCAATATTAGAGAGACCCAAAAAAACTTTTTAAAAATAAAAATTTTGCATAATCTATATATTGTGATATAATATACCTGTCTTAAACTTATGCCAATGTATGAACCAGAAGTGGATGATTATGTGATTTGGGATCGAGGTGAGCATGGTAAGGATGAAGGTTGGGTCTATTTTAAGGGAGACGAGGTAGATAACGAAGCAAGAGTTAAGTTTGGATGGAAACCAGTACCAAGATATATCACAATAGAAACTGGTATTAGACCAAAACCATATTGTGAACATGCTAAGAATGATCCACACAAGTATATTCATACATTATTATTATGTTATGATTCATGTTGGGATCAGTTAAAGTTTGTAAAGAAGAGAGATACTAGAAATATACAACACTGGTCACAGTATGATGACATATCAGGTAATGAATAATATTATTACACAATAAATAAGAAAACTGCATCATTATGACATACACTAAAATGGATACGCAGGGCATGAGTATGCCCCTTGATCCCAATGATCCTGAGTATCAAAAGAAGAAAAAGGAATCGAAGATACAACCGCATAAACCTTGGTTATGTACTCCTCGAAGAGTACTTACTGATGAACTGGTTAAGGAATTAAAGATCCTTATCAATGAAGTATTAGATGAGAGAGAACATAAGAAGAGATTGGCAGGTGCTTATGATGACGTGGAACCATTACCACCATCATACTTTGATACTAAACACTTTCAGTATTATGTTGGTGAAGAGGAACCAGAATATAAAGATTGGAGTCAATCTAACAAATCAAAACCAGATTACAATCCAGGATATTATCAATGAATAGATACAAAGTAACTATTAAAGAAACCAAGATCTATGAATGTGAAGTTAATGCTGATGGTGGATATGAATCTGCTAATAAAGCGTTAGATCTTCCTGATCAATGGGAAATGATTGATTATAATAAAGAATCAATCGGTGCTCAATTAAGAAAAGAGGGAATTAGAGAATGAGACTCGGCATCATGTGTTCTGGAAACGGAACCAACTTCGAGAACATAGTTACAAATCCATTATGTAATAAACACGAAGTTGTATTGATGATACACAATACAAAGAAGTGTGGTGCGATAGCAAGAGCAGCAAAATGGGGAATACCTCACTGTAGGGTTGCTCATAAAGATGAAGATCAGATGATAAAACTTTTTGA